TAATGAGTTAATTGTAATAACATTTGATGAAATAATTGAAAACTTAAATTTAATCAAAGGTAAAAATATTGATTCAGTAAATTCTGTTTTAGCATATTTAATATTTTATTTAGGATTAAAAAAAGCAAAAGTAAAAGACGTAGATATATTAAATGGTGATGGTGCAGATACATTACTTGTATCTTTAAAATCGTTTATGTACATAGACACTCCTTACATTATGCAAAAATATAATGTATCAAAAGATATAGCAAGAACAGCATGTAAAATGAGATTTTATTCTCTTGCAACAAATCCAAATGTAAAACGAGGAACTGGTGCCTCTCATTTAATCATAGAAGCAATACAAGAAAACAATTGTAATGCAATATTACCATTTAAACATAAAGATGTAATAGGATGGGTTAATCGTTTACCTTATAGTTTTGCTAATTTAGGAGCATATCCTAAAAACAAATATTTACATAAGGAGTTTATATCTTATATGGGAAACTATGATAACTCGCAAGAGAGAACAATAATGCAAATAGGAACAGGAATATACGATAAACTCAAAGACTACTTAAATCAAAAGTATAAAACAAAAACACCAAACACCGCTGTTAAACAACTTGTTTCAACTTCAAGTGTATATATTGACTAAATACTAATACTATGAATTATATAGTTCGAGGAATACATTAGAATCCCGTCCTGGGATTGATTAGAAACGTTAATCACATTTTAAAGGAGAATACATGTTAAGATTAATAACACTTACGGCTGTTAGTATGCTATTGTTTGCTTACACCGCAACCGCAGCAGAGGTAACACCGTATGGTACCTTTAATTATAAACTATCCCATGACCAAAACAGTTCTGGTACAGCATATAGCAAACTAGAGAACAATGGTTCAAAGTTGGGTATAGATGTTAAAGAAGTAGCAATTGAAGGAGCAGAGATTTCTGGCTTTGCAAAGTTAGAAGTCGGCCTTGACGCTGACGATAGTGGTAGTAACACTTTTGATTCCAGACTTGCATATGTAGGTCTAGAAAATAATAGTGCGGCTATTTCTGTTGGTCGTCAAGCACATCCATTTGGTAATGTCAACAAGACTGGTAATTTTGAAGTTTACGGCGGCAACGCTGTTTTCAAATATGCTGATCGTTCAAGCAACTCTGTAAAATTTTCATTAGGTGGATTAGAGGCAATGTCAATTGTTGATGGTTCATCAGGTGAGAATGGAATAGATGTTTGGGATGTATCATACAATCATTCAATGAGTGGCTTTGATGTTGCTGTTGGATATGCGGATGATATTGTTAATGACATTTCATATTGGGGTGCAGGTGCGTCCACAACTGTGGGTGACCTTACACTTGCTTCAACATATACACTTTATGACGCTGCAACAGACCTACAAGGTATGGAAGCAACCGTAGGGTGGAAAGCTGTAACAGTTGGTTACGGTGATAAAGAAGGTACAGGAGCGTATTATACTGCTGGGGTATCTCACGGTATATCTGATAATCTAAACATTTATGCTGAGTATCAGCATGATGACGTAGATACAGGTACTGATTTAGACCACTATTCAATAGGGACTAAATTTACGTTCTAATAAACATATACATATAACAAAGGAGAAATTCTTATGGATAAATGGATAAAAGATATAAGCGCTTGGAAAGATTACGGATTAATTTTATTAGCAATCTGTCTCTTTACACGAATATTAGCACCACTAGCAGTAGTGAAGTGGGGTTTAATTGCTTGGATCGCTGCTAACTTATGGCAGAGATATAGTAAGTAAGGAAAATTTTATATGAGAGACATAACAAAAAATCGTTGGAAAAAATTAATTTATGTCTTAATAGTAATTGGTGCTTTTTGGTTAGGTCATCAATATGGTGAGCAAGCAGCTCAGTTCATAGATGATGTGCCTGTACCAAAAGTTATCATTGAAATGCCAAACAACGAACAAATAGAAACACCTGTCGTTTCAGATGATGAAGTGAGAGGTTAATCACTAATACGACCGTATCTGTGGACAAGGATATTTTTTAATCTTTCCCACACGATACGGTCTTTCAACTCTTTAACATTACGAGGATCACGCATTGCCAGTTTATCTGCTTTGCCTTTACATACTAAAATTTTTTCTAAAAGACTTTTCTTATACAACTTTAATCTGATTGAAGTAAGCCCAATGCATATTGCCCTCGGCATTATCAAAGGTTACGTCTTCATAGGTAATAGTGCCTTCGGGTATTTTTGATATATCAACCTGCATAACAGAAGCGTCATAATCATCTGTGCATTTGATTTGTATGTTATCAATCTTAGCGTCACGAAGAATAGAATTTAAACCTCGTTTCACTTCGACAGTATCGCCAACTTTAATTATCATTAAGCAACCTCCATCAATGAATAAGGTACACGCCACTTACCACCAAGGTTAGTGTCTTTGATAACTGCCTTTGCAGGATTAAGTTTCATAATAATACCAGGTCTCTTACGACCATTGGTTCTACCAAAGATGACATGATCGCCAACTTTGAATTGACCTTTAGTAGATCCTTTCGCAGCGTTGATCGCTGTCTCTAAAAGAAACAAATGTTCCTTATGTTCTGGATTCTTAATCCAGTCTAGTATATCAGTTAAGTTATTAAATTGTAATTTCATAATATAGTTTCCTTTCAATAATTAATCAGTATAATCTTGTACATATTCAGCAAGTTCATCAAACTTGCCTTCAAGATCAACGGTATCACAATACGCAGCGTCTTCTTTAAATTTGTCTTCTTGGTTTTTATTAAAGTCTTCAATTAACTTATTCATCTTCGCATTAGTCTCAGCAAGTAAAGCTTCACACTCAGTTTCTAATCTTGCTTGATCTGTTATAGATGTTTCTGTATTTGTCATAATGTATCCTTTCGTGATTATTGTACTAAACTTTCTTGTAATTGTTTTTCAGAATACAATCTATTAATAACATTATCGTATTCTATTTTAATAGTATTGTAGATATCTAAATCTCTAAGAGATTTAACATAATTAATCTTTTCGTCAAAAGATTTAAGTTTTTTGTATTCTTCAAAAATTTCGTTTTTAGAAGGTAGTTCAGATAAGTTCATAATGTCTCCTTTGTTTTTCATTGATAAATATATCTTATATGGAAACCTTTTAAAAGTCAAGGGTTATTCCATATAAAATATAAAAAAAATGGTAATATATTATTACTATAAACCCTTGATTTATAAGGGTTTTTTTATGGTGCGACAATCCTGACCAATAATGTTCTTGTTTTGTTCGCATATGAAATGGAGATTTTATGGGATTTTTTAGTAAGTTATGGTCAAGTTGGGGTAAAAGTGAGAACGTATTACCACCAAAAGAAACAAACAAAAAGAAAGTAGTTAAAAAGAAAAAGAAGACTACAAAGAAAAAAGGAAAGAAGTAATGGAATGTTCAAACTGTGGACATGGGTGTCATTGTTCTAACGGTGGCTCTTGTCAATCATGCGAGTGTGCTAATTGTGAGCATAGTGAGTAATGGCTAAACGTCAAGTAGAGACAGCGTATACTAGAGGACCTAAGAAACGTACATCAATAGGGAATAGTTCTAGATCAAGACCTAAGAATAAACATAAGAGAAGACAACACAAAAGAAGTGTAGGTCAAGGATAATGCCAGCAGTACAACGTACTGGAGACGCTAACAATGCAGGTGGTGTAGGGTCATCAAGTGTTAATGTAAAGGCAAATGGTTTATCTGTATTAGTAGATGGTTCACCTGTCACTCCTCACCCAGGACCTCACAGTGGTGTCGTGACTGCTAATGGTAGTTCTAAAGTAAAAGTAAACGGAATACCTATCAATCGCACGGGTGACGCAGATAGCTGTCTTCATACAAGAGCCGGAGGAAGTTCTAACGTTTTTGCAGGATAACATGATAAATAGTTATCATGGCAATACTACAATCAGGATATACAGACGCTTCTCGTACCAACGCAAGTTCTAGATCAACTAGACTATACAAAGATTTAGCATTATCATTCGAGAGAAACACAGCAACTAAAGATGTCATTATCAAAAAAGACGTTGACGCTGTTAAACAATCTGTGCGAAATCTTATAATGACAAATCATTACGAGAGACCTTTTCATCCTGAAATAGGTTCAGGTATATCACAATTATTATTTGAACCGTTAGATCCAATTACCTCTAATTCATTAACTAGAGTAATAGGTGAGGTAATAACTAACTTTGAACCAAGAGCACAAGTAGTTGCTGTGGATTCAAGACCCGATCCTGATAGTAACTCATATGAAGTTACCATATCATTTAGAGTAATTAATGTGCCAGGCGAATTAGTAAGCCTTACAACAATGTTAGAAAGAAGTAGATAGACATGGCAAAAAGATTAGAAGTCACAGATTTAGATTTTGATAGTATTAAAAATAATCTTAAAGTATTTTTAAAACAACAAGACCAACTTACAGATTATGATTTTGAAGGTTCT